GGCGACCTCAAAGGTGACGATCCCGGTGGAGGGGTCGCTCGACCAGCCGTTGAACTGCTCGGCACCGCTCAGCGCGACGCGGATTGTTCCGGCGACAGGCTTCTCGATGCGCCGCTGATAGACATGCGGCAGGGTGCCGTAAGCTTTGGTCAGCGCGAAGGACGTGGTGGCGCCGTCACCGATCCCGATGGGCTGATCCATCTCTGACACTCCCTTTGAGGGCGCGCAGGACTTGTAATCGGCCCAGTCTTTGAACCGGAAACCATAAAGGCGACCAAGACGCGCTTCAAAAAACCCAACCACCGCGTGCAGATCATCCGCGCGCCGCACGCCGTAGGAAACGTCGTAGCGACGCCGGGACGCGGACCAAGAGGCGTTGCGCTCCTCGCGGCCAGAGGCCAGCTCGACGATCTGCGTGCGCCGCTGCGGCCCGCCGCGCGCCCCGCGGCTGATGTTGTCGGGAAACTGGACTTCGTGAAACGCCATTACATGCCTCTCCGGCCCATAGAGACCGCGCGCGCCATATCGGCTGCGACCTGCGTGCGTGATTGGCGGAAGCTCTCTGCATCCCGCGTCATGATGTTGACCGTGACGGCGCCGCCACCGCCGCCACCATTGCCGTCGCCATAGGAGCGGGACTCTCTGCGCGACAGCACACGCTCGCCGCGCTGCAAGATGGCGGGGACCTCGTCGGATTTGAGGCCAGCCCAGCCACCATTGTGCATGCGCGGCGCATTGGCGAAGGCCATGGCCGGAACCATCCGCGATGGCGCAGGGCCGCCGACGATACCGCCCTGATGGAAAACGCCCGCAAACATCCCGCCGAGATTGCCCAGAGCGCCGGAGAGCGCGTTGGCGATGGGCCCGAGGATGAACTTGCGCGCGCCCAGCTTGGCAAGGTCCGCAATCATTGAGCTGACCAGGCCTTTGAAGTCCAGCTTGCCGGTCTTGACGAAGTTGCCGATGGCGTCTTCCGCGCTCTGAAACGCGCCGACCAGCACGCTGCCCACGTCCGCGCCCACATCGCGCGCTTTGTCGGCATATTCACTGACCGCATTCACCACCGCCTGCCATCCGGTCGCTGCTGCTTCTGCACCCTTGGCTGCGTCCTCACCTGCCTTTTTTGCCGCCCCGCCAGCGCGTCCAGCCTGCTCTTCGGTTTCCTCCAATGCGTCGTTGAACCGATCCGCCGAGGTCGCAGCACTTTCGAGCGCCGCCGTGCCTTCATCGCCCGCGCCGGAAACCGCATCTTTCAGCGCCTGCCATGCCGTCATGGGCCGCGAGGCTGCGTCCGATAGCATGCCTGCCGCCTCGGAATACCCAGATGCCCGGCCGCGCGCGTCGTCCGCCATGCCCCCGAAGAGATCAGGCGCTTGGAACGGATTGTCCGAGAACGCGCTGTCGTAGGCCGCCCTTGCGCGGTCCCCAAGATTGACGGCTTCGGGAACAACCGATTGCCACGCTGAAAGATCAGGTGCAGTGATGGCCCAATCGGGACGCCGACCGCCAAGGGTCAGTACGGTGTTGATCGCCTCCGTGATGCCCGCGATCCCGGTCTCCATCACATCAACGAGGCCATTGATCGCAAGCGCGCCAACGCGGTCAAACACATCTGGCAGCGCGCCCCAGATTGCCTGCACCGCAAGGAACATGCCCTCAAAGGTATTGACAGTGCTGTTTGCCCAGCCCACCACGGCCTCTGTGGCTGCTTGCAGCCCGTCGTAAATACCAGCCTGCGCCGTGGCCCAACCAGACTCGACACGCGCCCAGGCGGCATCCGCGCTGAGCGACACCCGGTCCCAGACCTCGACTGCCACGTCTTTCAGCAGGTCCATGGCGTTGCCGAACCCACCGGCACCAGCGACAAGGCGGGTGAACTGATAGACCAGTTCGCCCGCGCCGACGATCAGCGCGCCGATGCCGGTCCGGAGCAACGCGGCCCGCAGGAAAACCAGACCGGTCACCAGTCCACTGACCGAGAAGGTCGCGGCCACAAGTCCTGCCACCCAACGACCCGCCATCACGCCTGCGAAGGTCACTGCAAATGTGGTCAGTCGGCCAATGTTCTCAAAGAGGCCTGTGATGGCACTTCCAAGAGGTCCGGTCGTGCGCGCCATGGCCGCCAGCGCATCCGCCACTGCTTCAAGCGCGGGTGCTGCGGCCACCGCCAGCTGGTTCGAGACGCCGCGCCAGATCAGACCGAGGCGGGAGATTGCATCGTTGGTGCGCTCGATCTGGTCCGCATCCTGTTCGGAGACCACGATGCCAAAATCATTCACATCGGCGGTGGCCTGACGCAGCGTGGCGGTATCAATCCGCGTAAACACGAGGGCTGCGCGATCGCCAAAGAGCTGGGAGGCGACAGCAGCACGCTCGGCCTCCGGCACGAACTCCGCCAGCCGGTCCTGGATCAAAGCGATGCGCTGATCGAGCGGCAGATTCTGCAGCTCGGTGACCGAGAGCCCAGGCCAGCGGGTCTGACGTTGAATAATGCAGCACCACTGGGATCACCGCCGCCTTTAGACTGGCGGCCCCCTCGACGGGCAGATCCACGGGCTGCGGCGCTTCGGCCTCGACCCAGTCACACCGCCCGCCGAGCGTGCGGTCTGCACGGATGACAGCGCCGATCTGCGCGCAAAGATGCCCGAATGCCGTGTCACGGTCGTTGCCTTGCACGACAGCCTCAATCTCGGCGCGGTGCTGGTAATGGTAGGTGAGCGGCGAAAGTGTCGCCGCAGGATCGCCGGGGTCGCCATCGCGCAGGATCATCAACCCCGCAGGGGAGATGCGCTCCGGCAGGACCTCGCCGCGCAGGACCGGCACATGAGGCACTGTGCGCAACAGGTCCGCCAGAGCGGTGAGGATGTGTTCGCGAGGGGTGGGCATTTCCGCGCCTCTAAATAATTGTGACTTCTGTAGTGAGGGTGACTGTGTTAGAGGTAATACCTATGAATACCAGCGAGGATTATTCTATGAACGCCGTCCGACCAATTGCCGTAAAGCTTGATCAAGAGACGCGAGATCGCCTGAAGCGCCTTGCGGATGCAAAGGATCGTTCAACTCACTGGATGTTGCGTGAGGCGGTGGCGCAATTTGTCGAGCGCGAAGAGAAGCGCCAAGCGTTTCGCGAGGACGGGCTGCAAGCTTGGAAAGAGTATCAAGCCACTGGTAAATATGTCACTCACATTGAGGCTGATACCTGGCTCGCGAAGCTGGAAGCGGGCGAAGAGGCAGATGTTCCTGAATGCCGCAGCTGATCTGGTCACCCGCAGCGTTGCGGGATGTCGAGCGTCTGTATGGGTTTCTGGCTGACAAAAATCCTGAAGCTGCTCGCCGCGCTGCTAAATCAATCCGTGACGGCATGCGAATTCTGCGCGATCAACCTGGTGCAGGGAGGCCGGTCGATGACATGGAACCGGAGTTTCGCGAATGGTTCATCACGTTTGGTGACAGCGGATATGTATCGCTCTATCGATTTGATGGTGAAACGGCTGTGGTGCTGGCTATCCGTCATCAGCGTGAGGCTGGATATTGAACATCAGCAGCTTACTAGATTTTACCTTCGATCCACTTTGCCACAATCGCCCCCGGTATCCTTTCCTGCGCGTCTTTTGCATCGCGCGCGAGATCCAGCCGCTTGCGCAGCTTGACTTGGCGGACCAGTAGAAAGATTGGCACGGTGGTCAGCCCACGCCCCGTCTTTGAGCGCGATGCAACACCAACCCCGCGTGCATTCAGCCGCCCTTCTGCCACGAGCAAGCTCGGTCCCCGCCTGAGATAGATAAACCGGAGCCTGAGCCCGCGTCGCCGTTCCCATTCGCCGGGCGTGATCCTGCCGCCCCGCGCGCCCTTACCTGCCGCCTCTGTCGGGATCGCCAGCCAAAAGCCATCCTTGGAGCGGATCAACGGGCCGGTGTCATGGGCACCGATGATCACAGGCGCTTTCGACCATACCAGCGCTGCGGCATCGATGCTTTCCCCGACCTTTGGATAGGTCTGACTGCGGATCGAGTTGCTCAGCCGACGCCCAAGTCCCGCTTGCGTGATCTGCCCGCGCCAGTCGGATTTGAGCTGTGTCCCGGCTGCGCGCATGGCCGCTGTCACCGCTTGTTCGCCAGCTTTGATTTCTGCGGCCATGAGCGCGGCGAGATTTGGGGAGATGGTTACATTGAGTTTCATGCGGGTCTCAAATCTACGGTCCAGACCAGCCGCTCGCGATCGCGCATGGGCTCGCCCTGAATAAGGAAGGCGCTGCCGTCGATCTCAAGGCGATCGCCAGGACGCGGGGTCGCCACCTCTGCCACGCGCAGGTCGATGCGGGTTGTCTCAGACCAGACGCGCGCGTCGCCAAAACTGGTGATGTCATCCGCGCGGCGTGTGACGATACGGACGAGTTGGGTCGGACCATCGCCCGCGATGTAGATCGCATCACGGGCGATGTTGTTGTCCGCGAAGAGCGTGTCGATCACTGCGGTAAACACCGACAAGCTGGCCATCCATCAATTGCCACTGTGCAGGCGGATCGCCATGCGCGGGCGTTTGTTGACCGGCAGGATTGAGGTTTCAGTCATCAGATCGATCCAGCGGCCTTTGGCGTCGATCATCTGGCGGGCGTAGAGCGGCAATCCGATGGTATTGGCGGTCTCGAGCAGGTTTGCGGGCCCGCCATAGGTGGTGAAGGTATCGAAGGTGCCCAGCGGGAAGCCGATCCCCTCACCAGCGGGGATCAATCGCTCGGAGGTGCCGTTCGAGAGCGTGACAGACCCATTGTATTCCTCGAACAGAATGCCAGCAAAAGGAAAGGCCCGGCGCATGTCCTCGCGCAGCGGCTGGCCACCGGTGGCGGAGAAGAACTTGTAGGCTTCCTCTGTCTTGGGGTGGCTGATCAGCTTGTCGAAGAATTCCGAGCTCACCAGCGCATGGGCGGTGGTCATGGTCTCGCCGAGCAGATTGTCCTCCATGGCGCGCAGCACGCTGCGCACCTTGCTCTGCACGTTTGTGCCAGCAGTGCCAAACACAAAGTCGATAGAGATCTTCTCGAGGCCAAACTCGGTGAAATAATTGTAAAGCGTGGTGCCCGCGCCGTCCTTCACGATACCGCGTAGGTCATTCATCTCCATATACTCGCGGGTCTGGGCATGTTTGCGGCGCATCAGCGTGAGCTTGCGGTTCATCACCTCGACCAGTGGGTCAGCGGCGTCAGAGAGGCCCAACGCAGGCATGCCCTGGATATCTGCGGGCAGGATCACGTCATCATGCGGGATCCATGGCAGGGCAAAGGAGCGCATGGAGCGCTGCTCACGCGTGCCCACGGTGGCGGGCGCGCCCAGTGGCACCGAAGGCAGCAAGCTCAGCACACCTTCGCGCTGTTCGATCACGATAGAGCGCTGTGACACGCCCTCAAAGCGAAACAGGCCGATCTGGCCAAGACGTGTGTAGAGGTTGGGCAGTATGTTAATGGCCTGCGTCATTTCGGCGAGCGAATAGCCGCCCGCGTCAAACGGGTTGCGGGTGATGGTCATGGGAAAACTCCGGGGAAAAATGTCAGGGGGATGCTCGGCAGCTAAAGGTTGCCAGATCAGGCGGTGTCGCGCGGGATGATGTCCAGCGCAGCCAGCTGACCGTGTTTTGTGTCGGTCTTGGCCGCGTCGTCTACGGTGGCGTCGAAGACGAGGGTCCCCTTCGATATGATGGCTGGGCCGCGGGCGAGGATGATGGCGGTGGCATCTGCCTCCGTGGCGTCGACCGCATAGAGCAGGACGGCTGCGGCTGTTTGCGCGCCATCGGTGCCGCCGGAGGTTGCAAGTTTGTACTTACCACTCGCAGTGATTTTGCCGAGCACGGCGCCGACCGGGTAGTCCGTCCCGGTGAGCAGGGTGACGCTTTCGCGAGTGAAGTTGGGATTGAGTTCGTATTTGAGAACATCGCCCATCGTGGGCGGCTGGGTCAGGACGGTCATATCGGGGATCCTTGTAGGTTCTGGGGCAAAAGAAATCCCCCGCCGGGGAGGAGCGGCGGGGGATCAGTTGGCAGGGTTTCAGGGATGAGAGGGGTTTCAGCCCTTGGTACCTGCAGAGGCCGCGCGTTTAGCGGCGGCCACGATCGGGCTTTCGGCGCTTTTGGGGATGACCGGCGATGGCGGCGCTGCCACGATATCTTCAGCATCATTCTCTGCAGTGCTGTCCGTGGTGTCAGTTTGGGTGGCCATCTGTGCCTCCTTTTTCGGTTGGGTTGGTTTGCGGGACTGGAGTGCTGTCGCACGCGATGCGCGCGCGGGGGTCAGTGTTGGCGTGTTTGCCACGCGCTGTCGGAAGGCAGCAAAGCCGCGCTGCAGATCGATGACCTCATCGGCGAGACCCGCGGCAACAGCATCCGCCCCGCGGTAGGTCGCGGCTTCGGTTGCGAGGGCGGCCTCCTGGCTTAACCGTTCCGCACGTCCTGCAGCGACGGTCTCCGTAAAGAGGAACCGCAACACATCGATCTCGCGCTGGATGTCATCACGAACGGCATCAGGCAGGGGCTGATACGGATTGCCATCCACTTTATGCCGCCCTGAATGGATCAAGGTCACGCGCACACCGTCCTGATCAAGCTCGCCACTGAGGTCGGCATGCATAACTACGACACCGATGCTGCCGACGGCCCCGGTGCGGGGCAGCAGAATGCGATCAGCCTGGCTGGCCAGCGCATAGCCTGCCGAGAAAGCGTGTTCAGCCACAAAAGCCCAGACAGGTTTAGTGGCACGAATTGCACGAATGCGATCGGCTAGGTCGAATATCCCCGCGACTTCACCCCCAAAACTGTCAATTTCCAACGCAAGGCCGCGCACAGACGGGTCCCCCGCCGCCGCGTCGATTTGCGCTGCGATCCCTTCATAGCTGGTCTGGCCAGAGGACTGGCCGATCCATCCCCCGCGGTGGATCAACACGCCGGAGATTTCGATCACGGCGATGCCGTCCACAACCGGATAAGGCGCGTCGCCATTTTGATGCAGGCGCACAGCGAGGTTTCCGGTGAGGATGCTGGCGCGGGCGGGTAAGAGCACTGCGCCCTCGGTCGCCCCATCCGGCTCCACCATCTCGACTTGTCGCCCGAGAATGCGCGGCCCTAACCCCGACAGAAATGCCATGGCTTTGGAGGGCTCAACCAGCAGCGGCGTGTTAAAGGCGCGCGTGGCAATGCGGGCATGGAGCATTCGAAGGGCTTTCTTTGGTTTGCGCTGCACGGGCGGACAAGGTAAGGAGGATGTGCAATAGGTAAGGAGCCGCCTCATGCAGGAATCAACAGTGACGGTTAAAGGGCAGACCACATTGCCCAAAGACGTACGGACGGCGCTTGGTCTCGCGAGCGGTGATCGTGTGCGCTATGTCATCCTTGAGGGTGAGGTGCGCATCGTGAAGGCTGGCTCTGTTAAGGATTTGAAGGGAATGTTGGCACGGCCAGGCCGCACGTCAGTGTCGCTCGAGGCGATGGATGAAGCGATCGCAGCCGCAGCGATCGACAGCGAGATCCCAAAACCTTGATTGCCCTGGACACAAATGTGCTTGTGCGTTTCCTGGTACAGGACGATGTGGAACAGGCAAAAATCGCAGGGACCCTGGTCGACCAACTCACCGATGCGGCACCCGGGTTTATCGGCCGCGAGGTTCTTGTCGAACTCGTCTGGGTGCTGGAGCGCGCTTACGGGTATGAGCGTGCTGATATTGCCGCCGCATTCGACGGTCTTTTGTCAGCCACAGAACTTCTCATTGAGGATGCGGATGACATTGGATCTGCGCTGGAACTTTACCGCAACGATGGCTTTGGCTTTGCGGATGTGATGATCGCTGCCGCTGCCCGTCGCGCGGGAGCCGTTGAACTCGTAACTTTTGACCGAAAGGCTGCGCGTCTACCCGGTGTCCGGCTTCTTTCTGCGTAAAACCTAAACCTCCTTATTTTCAAGATCGATTGCGGCATCGTTTTGGCTGTTGTCGTCCGTGCTATCGGTGGCGTCATCGTCATCCGGCACCGCCTGCACGCCTTGCGCGGGAGATCCAGGCCTGCGGAAATCCAGCCCCAGCAATCGTTCGCGTTCGCGCTCCGCCGCGATCTCACGGTCGACCTGTTCTGCGTCATAGCCGCGCTCGGCGATGGCTTGCGTGCGGGATTTGAGACCTGCTTCGATCTGGGCGATCTCGGCATTGGCGTCTTTCAAGGGATCAACCCAATCCCATTTGGTGGGGAGCCAGTTTGCCGCAAGCAACTGCGACCGGTCGACCTCATAGCCGGGCAGAAACAATGCGTCCGACAGCACGGCCGCGTCCATCCAGCGCGCGTAGACAGGACGGCACAGTTGAAAGACCATCACCGAATGCTGCCAGGCCGAAACGCGACGCCGAAATTCGATCAGCGCAAGTCTAGAGTTCGAAAAGTTACCCTTCACCATGTCGTTTGTGAGATATGGATAAGGAATGCCCAGCGCCGAAGCGACCTGCAGCAGCGTGCGGTATTGGAATGGCTCATAGGTCGCGCCTGAATCTGCAGGTTGGCCCACGGTCACATCCTCGCCCGGATCCAGCCGCACAACCTGGCCGGGGCTGATCTCGAAGCCGCCCAGCGTGTCGTCATCCTCGGGCGGCAGTAGGGGGTTTTCTGGTGCGGGAGAGGTGACGAACATCGCGTACATCGCGGCAACCTTTTTGCGGTCGAGCTCGGCATCGTCGTATTGATCGAGCAGAAACAGCTTCACGATGGCAGGTGCCAGCTTTGAGACCCCACGCAATTGACCCGCTTCAACGGGGTCGATGACATGGATGACCTCTGAGGCTGGCACGCGCACCATTTCGCCCGCCAGCCCTGGATCGGTGCTGTCGCCGGGGTGCCGCCGGAGAAAGTGATAGGCCACACGGCGTCCGACCCGGTCAAACTCGATCCCCTGACGGATGGTATTCCCATTACCAGCCATTCCCGTTTGGTGCAGCGGCAGCATCTCGGCGGGCAACATTTGCAATTGCAGTGGCACGGAAAGCCCATCGTTCGCACGCCGCGGCCTGATCCTGAAGAAGACCTCGCCCGCCAGAAACACTTCGCGCGCCGCGCGCCGTTGCAGCCCGTAGAAATCAGTCAGACCTTCGCTGTCAGCCTCATCCGTCCACGCCAGCCAAAGGCGTTGCAGCTCTTCCTTGCGCGCGGCGTCTGCAATTTGCGAGATTGGTTTGATCCCGTCGCCCACGGTATTTGCAGCCCAGCTCTCAACCGCATTGGCCGCATAGCCATTGTTGCGCACCAACCAGCGAGCGCGCGCAGTAATATCAGGTCCAGACGCCGCAATCAGCGCATTCACATGGGCGCGCGTCGCCTGGAACCCGCGCAGACGGCGATGATGCTGGCCTGCATCAAAGCCACCAACAAAAGCCCCGAGACGCTGCCGCCAGTTCATCACAGGTCCTTTACGGCATGGGGGCGAGAGATCCGCCCAGTGCCGCGCTCGGCCTTTGCAATGCGCCGTTCGATGTCGAAGACGGCGGCCGCCAATTCAGCATCCGTGCCGTAATTCACGGTCTTGCCATCATAGCTGACCGAGCGCGTGCCGCTGTAGCGTGCGGCCAGCAACGCGCTGTGGCGGGATTTCAACTCGTCGAAGGTCATCGTGGTTCTGATCACTCCATGTATCGAGGCGTGCTGATCTTCCAGCCGCGCCGCCTTGGTGCTGTCACTTGCCCGGCTTGCGGGCTGTTTTGTTTCTCGGGTTCGCTATTAGGTGCGACCACCACGGTCTCGACCCCGGCCTGCTTCTCGAGCTGCCGCCACATCCGCTCATCGAAGCGGTCGGCGCCAAGGATCCAGACGGCGGCGCGTGCATAGACACGGACATCGAGAGCCTCGTTGCGTTCGCGCATCTTTTGCCATTCCTGACGCGCGTAGCCCCGCTTGTTGCGGATCGTCACCAGTTGCTCGGCCACCAGCTGCTTTAGCCATTCGCTGTCAGCCCAGTCTGGCAGGTGGATCGTGCCCGCTGGATTTGAGACGTCACTGGCGCGGTCTTCATCGCTCGGCCGCTCCAGCCGCAGATAGCGATAGGTCTCCGCTTTGAAGGTTGCTGTGGCCACCGTCCAAAGCCGTGCCCCGCGCTTGAGCTTTCGTCCGTTCACGGTCGCATCAACAAAGGTTGGCCCTGATACGGGCGTAGCCCGATTGAACCCCTCGAGCCCCTTCACGGGTGCGACCTGCGCGATCCCCTGCTTGCGGGACCAAGCGTAAACGGCCGCCGTCTCATACCCTGTGTCGATGGCCAACTTCGCCAGAGGCATGACAGCGCCATGTTCATGCACCCATGTCTGGCCAAGGAGCGCTGTCAGCTGATCCCAGCAGGCTGGATCATCCGGTCCGCCCGGAATGACGATGTGATCCACCAGCCAGCTTTCGAGCCCACGGCCCCAGGCCCAGACATCCACTTCGATCCGGTCCTTCTGCACATCTGCCCCGGCGGTCAGGAACAGGCCGCGTGCAGGGATCTGCGCTGCAAAGATCTCACGCCGATCTGCGAGGCGCTGCCATTCCGGGGCCTCCCCGCTCTCAATCCAGGTTTCGCCCAGCAGCGTGTTGCGTGCGGCGCGCAGCATCTCATCGGAGCCCTGCGCTGCCAGCCACTCCCGTGCGACCTGCTCCCAGCTTTTCCAGCCGATCGGCGAATAGAGCGCTGAGATGTGGAAGCCGATCGCGTTCGGATCGGTACTGACAGCGGTTGCGCGCCATTCGCCCTGTGCCAGCATTTCTGTTTTGTGGTGCTCCGCGATGGATTTCTCACACCCAGCGCAGTGGTAGGCTGCGGTGTCAGGCTGCCCCTTGTCCCAGCGCAACCGTTCAAACTGCAGCCATTGCATGTGGCCGCAATGCGGGCACGGGACAAAATACCGCCGCTGATCACTCGCCTCAAACTCGCGTTCAATCCGGCTCAGCCCCCGGATCGTGGGCGTCGAGACCATGAACACCTTGCGCCTGTGCGCGAACGTAGTGGTGCGCGCTTCCGCCAGACTGACCGGATCGCCTTCCTCGTCTGCTGAGGCTGGATAGGCGTCGACCTCGTCGAGGAACACATAGCGT